TGGTCAACTTCTGTTACACAAATAAACATTGTTATGCTCCTTATAAAAAATTAGACTGCGACTCTGCGGATGGCTCGGACACGATAAGAATAGGTTTTATTGCCGTTGTACTGGTCGCCACCTTCAAAGAATTGTGATGCAGAGGCAGTAGAAGAAAACTCCGTACTAGACCAATAATAGGCAAGAGCAAAATCTTCTGCTCCAGTATTTTTAAAATCTGTAGCTGTTGTTTGAGCAGGATTTCCAGAAGTGTAGTTGGAGGCTCTAGCGGGAACAGCATTTGCATTTATTCCAGAGCCAGTAAAGTTTGCATCAGTTGTTGGCTTTAAATTGTAGTAACAAACTTCTAATTCATTCTTTGCTGGCATATACCAATCGGAGAATCCACCAATGGTTAACCCTTCGCAAAATTGAGCCGCTGGATGACTAGCGTTGTTCATGGCTGTGCTATTTGCAGGGCCATCAATAACTGAACTTGTGCCAGCAGTTGATGTGCCTGATGTTTTCCATTGCAATGTAGTGCCACTTTGTGCAGAAGATATAGGCCCAACAACTAAGTTGTGGGTTGCTACGCCATTACCTGTTGTAGAAATCTGACCTGCAAAATAACCACCGCCTAACGCAGAACCAATTGCTGGTAATACAGGAGGCCACAACCCTTGCTTCTTTAATTGCATAGCTTGGTCAAGCGTCCACATCCCACTAGCAGCAGAACTTGTTGGTGCTACAGGACTCTTTGTGATGAAACCCCCGATATATTTTTGGCTCATGGTTGTCCTTTAAACTGCAACTCTACGAATGGCACGGACACGATAGGAATTTAACTTAATGCCGTTGAACTGATAGCCGCCATCGAAATACTGCGCCCTTGCGTACCCAGCAGAAAACTCAGTACTAGACCAATAATAACCGCCATCTGTAAAAGCTTCTGCACCTCCACTTTGAAAATTAGTAGCAGAGGTTCGTGCTGGGTTGCCAGCCGTATAATTACTTCCTCTACTTGGTACAGCGTTGGTGTTAATGCCCGAAGATGTGTTGTTGCTTATTGTATTGGGTTTTAAATTGTAGTAACAAACTTCCAACTCATTCCTTGCAGGCATATACCAATCCGAATAACCGCCAATCACTAAATCATTACAAAAGTGAGCCGCTGGGTAAACAGTGGCATTTCCGTCAGCTACCATATCGGCAGTATTTTGAGGGCCGTCAATTACACTGTCTGCACCTGTAGTAGCTGTGTTTGCATCTTTATATTTCTTACTAGAACTTTGAGCAGATGCTAATGGGCCAACCACAAGGTTATGAGTTGCTACTCCGCTTACGCCAATTTGCCCTGCGTAATAGCCACCTTCATAGGCTTGACCAATAACAAGGGGTAGTCCCGTCCATGTACCTGCCGCTATAGCCTGCATCTGCGCTTGTAAAGTAAAAACACCTGAGTAACTTGGCATATGTTTCCTTAGACTGCAACTCTGCGGATGGCACGGACACGGACGTACGTAGCATCTTTATAATAGTTGCCTTGAGAGCCGGAACTAAAGTACTGCCCTTTAGCGACTGTAGGGCCATGTTCAGTACTAGACCAATAGTAGTTTGCCGCAAAGTCTTCTGCGCCAGTATCTTTAAAGTCAGTAGCGGAAGTTTGTGCGGGATTACCAGTTGTATAGGTACTTGCTCTAGCTGGAACAGCATTAGGGTTTATTCCAAAGCCAGTGTTGTTGTTTGTTGTTGTGGGCTTTAAATTGTAATAACAAATCTCCAACTCATGTCTTGCGGGCATATACCAATCTGTTTGTCCACCAGTGGATAAGTCATTGCAGAAGTGAGCCGCAGGGTAAACAGTAGAATTTCCACCAGCTACCATATCGGCTGTATTTTGTGTTCCGTCTATAAGACTATCAGCACCAGTAGTTGCAGTTTGTGCATTTTTCCATTTCAATTGACTTTGGGCAGACGCTACAGGCCCAACCACTAGGTTGTAATCGGCTATGCTATTCCCCGCAGTGGAAAATTGACCAGCATAAAAACCACCACCATAAGCATCACCAATTACAAGAACCGCTGGCGTAACAGAATTACTTGCTGCACTCAAAGGACTTGGGCCATAAGCATTGGTTGCAAACACTTTAAATGTGTACGCAGTGCCGTTAGATAAGCCACTAACAGTAATGGGAGAAGATGCGCCAGTACCAATTATTCCGCTTGGTGTTGAAACAACAGAGTACCCAGTAATAGCACCGCCACCCACATCAGCAGGTGCTGTAAAGGTCACAGACGCAGTAGTATCACCCTTTGTAGCTGTACCAATGGTAGGAGCGTTTGGATTCTTTAGCGGGTTATAAAATGCGGAGATAAACCCCGCTGCATATCGCATGGACATGGTGAGTCCTTATGTGATTTCTTCAAAGCTAATCGTTGCAACCAAGTCACCAGATGCACTAGCAAGCGCACCGACAGACTGATTCTCAAGCAAATAAAATGCTGTAGTTTTGTCAGTCACAATCAATGAGGCATCAGCAGGGACAGAGATAGTTGACGCAATTGCCAATCCTGTCCCACCTAAAGCAGCCGCAGAGTAGATGTTTACAGTCACATCAGCCGCTGCTGTGCCATCAATGTTAGCAATCAAGATTGAGTTAATCTTGAAGACTTTGCCACTTGATGCAGCGTTTGAGGCTAGTTGAGTTGCACTTGTACCAACAGCAACAGATAAAGTATTACCAAGAATACTTGTGACGTTTACGATATTTGGATTTGCCATAATATTTCCTTAGAAGCCAAAGAGCATTGCTAATGCAATAGATTTACCTGTTGAAACACCAGCAGTACCCCAAGTAGGGGCTGCCCCAGAACCACCAGAAAGAAGTGCTTGACCTGCTGTGCCAGCAGACCCTGAGATTAACAATCCAGTAGTAATATTTGGAGTAGTCAATACTGGTGCAGTTAGAGTTTTGTTTGTCAGGGTTTCTGTACCTGTCAAAGTAGCAAAGCCACTAGCAGTAAATGCCGCCTGAGTCCATGCCGATCCCGTCCACACATACAAAGTGTTTACTGAGTTGTTCCAGTACAAAGCACCCGTTAATAAGGCATTGCCATCATTGTCAACAGTAGGAGCAGAAGACTTAGAACCTAAATATCTGTCATCAAAAGCATCATAGGATGCTGCCGCATTGGTTTCACTGGTTGACGCATTACTGGCACTTGTAGAAGCATTAGAGGCGCTTGTTGCTGCATTAGAAGCACTCGTAGCCGCATTAGAAGCAGAAGTAGCCGCAGCAGTAGTAGAACCAAAGATCGAATCTATTTCAGTTTTGGTATAGGCATTTGAGATGTTGTAGCCAGCAATAGTCGTTGGATTCGTTCCTGCTGTAGCCCGACCATAAGTGTCAAAAGTTACAGATTGGTATGTGCCTGGCGTAACACCAGAAGAAGCCAGATCAATGTTGTCCGAATTGACAACAATACGGCTAGAAGATGCAGTACCTACATCTAGCGTGTTACCTGTCTTTGTAAGACCATTACCTGCTGTAATTTGACCAGCACCTGAAAACTGCGCCCATGTAATAGATGTGCTTCCCAATGTCCCACCTGCATCGATTGTGCAGATAAAGCCAGAATCAGCGTTAGTTGTTCCTTTTTCAACAAAGGTAAAAGCCGCTACCAACTCAGCGTAAGTGTCAGCATCGGTTGTGCGTGTCCAAGAACCTGTTGCACACAAGTAAATACCATTGTTAGAAGCGGTAGATTGGTCTTTAACCAAAACCCGATCACCCGCAATAATCGAAATGCCATCAATGGTTTGTGCGCCAGACAAAGTGATGTTTGCAGTAGTAGCCGCAACCACAGACGCTTTGGCATCAATACCTTGAGCCAGTGCATCCACATAACCCTTGGTAGCCGCATCAGAATCGTTTGTAGGGCTTGCCAAACCAGTAATGGTTGCAGCGGTACTGCTATCCATGTCCAATGCGCCAGAGATGGTCACATTGTTGAATGTAGAAGTACCAGTAGCCGCAGTTACGTTGCCCGTTAGGTTGCCAGTTACGTTACCTGTGACATTACCAGTTACCGCACCCGTTAGATTACCTGTGACGTTACCTGTAACAGCACCTGTCAATGGGCCACTAAACCCTGTATTAGCAGTGATGTTTGTGCCTGTAATGGCAAGGGGAGAAGAACCACCAATTACCGCACCATTGATTGTTCCTGCACTAATAGCAGCAGAAGCAATGGTAGCAGATGTGCTAACTGTAAGGTTAGTAAATGTTCCTGCTGCGGCAGTAGTTCCACCAATCACAGCACCATTTATCGTACCCCCAGTAATTGTGGCAGAAGAATTATCTGTCTTTGTAGCTACAGCAGTAGCAATGTTATTGAACTCTGTATCAATTTCAGTACCTTTGACAATCTTCAAAGGATTGCCAGGTGAAAGATTATCTTTGGTTGCAAAGTTAGTGGATTTTGAATAATTAGACATGGTTTATCCTATCTTGCCTTCTTTGGCTTGAAGTTCAATTTTCTGAATTGACAACTGAGTGCCATTGATAGTGGCTTCGTAACCAGTTTGCACAATTTTACCTGCACTAGACGCATTGCTTGTTAATGCTTTAATTGGTATACCGCTTGCGTAGTCTGCAACTGCATACTCTCCAACACCATACTCAAAATAGCCTTGAGGTGGAATAAAGACATTCTCTGACTGATAAGCGCCTGAATAATCAAAAGCCCACTTAATTGTGAGAAACTGATTTGAGCCACCAATCACAACAGCAGTAATGGACTTTAAAATAGAAATCTGATTAGGGTTTCCTAAGTCAGCATTGTTGGTGTAGTACAGGAATCGATAAGTAGTAGTGTCATCAAGATAACCACCATACTTACCAATGTAACCATTCTTCCCAATGTACAGGTCTCCATTACGCAACGATCTTAGTGCGGTTGGTGAAATATTGTCCCATTTGGTTACACGGGAAGCACCATCTTGCAGAGATTGTTTTGTATCAAAACAGTAGACTTGCAAAGTAGCTGGCAGAACAAGCAGATAAAAAGCATTCTTCTCTGAATAAACAGATTTGACGTTTGCTAGTGTTTCTCCAGACAAGGAAGATTCCAAATCAAATCGAACATTTTTAGAAAGGTCTCGCAATGGAGCAGACTTCTCTTGAATAGTCCTCATCAATGAACGAACACCTGAGTCTGACAAGAAAACAACATCAGTACCAATACTTTGTATGGTATCTCTAGCAATACAACCAATCGAGCCTACTGTATCGCTTAGAACAAGAGAAGCAGGGGTAGAAGCATTTGCGTAAACAAGAATCTGTCGCTTACCAAAGATAAACAAGAAATCATTGTGAGCTGCCAAACCCATTACTTCATCAGCACCATTAGGCCATACACGGGAGACATCCAATGACCCTGAAGTACCACCACCCCATACATGACCTGCAATCAGATCAGAGAAGGTAACTGTTACTTTATCGGATGTAGTGTTAGCCACCCACAAGCGACCAAAAGCTGAAATAGCAATGTTGGCTTGAGGAACTGTAGCTACATAACCAGACTTCTCAGAAACTCTGCGATAAGTAGTTGTACTTACAGCAGGGTCATAAATGAGTGGATCGTGACCTGTTTGGAAGAAGTATGCAATGCCATTTAAAGATGCACATTGCCAATTAGATGCTGTAATAGTAGGAGCAGAGCCACCACCACCATAGGTCAACTCAGTAACAGCGTTAGCAGTACCAAGTTTAAATATCTTGTTGTTACCAGCAAACAGAACAGTCAAAGTTCCATCATTTTGGACTAACTCATGGATCACGCCAACATCGTTAGCGCCTAAATTGCCAGAGGATGAGTTAACCCTTGTCCAACCTTTTCTAGCACCAATACGACCATACTGATCTAAGATTACGTTAGTTGCAACCAAGGCAAAGCCTGACTCTAAACTAAGAGGCGAATCTTCAGTATTCAGGCCATAAAAGCCTGGCGCTGAGAGACTGTAACTTTGGAGTGCAGATGCCATTAGACCGCCACAAAGTTGTCTTCAGGATAACGAGTGGACTCCAATGCAATAGCATCAGAGAGCATTCCTCTGAACAAAGCATAAGCCTCATTAGAGTTAGTTCCACCATCTTCACCACGCTCAATCAAAGCCCGAGCATAGGCACTTTGAGCCACTAAATAGTCTAAAACCTTGACTGAAGTGCCGTCAGCAGACAGATTAGCCTGTGGGATAGTTAAATCAAACTTAAGTGTATACACGCCATCAGGAACAGGAAACAGGTCAATTTTTGTGTCTCCACTACCATCTACACCACTAAAACAGAACTCTGAAGGAATAGACTGTGAAGGTGTACCAAAGTTTAACTTTCGGTTCATATCCGCAACAGTGGTGTTATCTAGGGTAATGACACTGGTAGTGTTAATAGCATCATTAACACGGAACTTCTGACCAGCACCTGTCAAAGAGTAAGAACTTGTGGCACTGGTAGTAGTAACTGTAATTGTTTGCCCTAAGACATTCCAATTATACGAATCTTCAATCTGGCGCTTGGCATCATTGACAAACTTGCCAATCAAAGAAGAATAGGTTGTTTCGCCAATAGTTGTAACTGTGCTTTCACGCAAGCGAACCAACACATCGTTAACAAGTTCTAAGTAGGTCATGTTCGTTGCGCTCCTTGAACCTCAAATGTTGCAATAAAACTGAATGAACTTGCACTTTGAGTAGTAATTTGAATCCTATCGCCTTCTTCTAAAACGATATAAGCATTGCCATCAAACTGGAGGTATTGCTTTGAAGTCAAGTCGTAGTTAGTAAGAATATCCAAGGT